TTAGAGTAGGGCATCAATAACTACTGTCACAATTTTTAAAGAGGAATCTCTAAACTTTGCTACATGATATCATACTAACACATTTTTTCTAACCTTTCCATCCCCACTTTTTTACTAGTTTTTTACCAGTTTTTTACCTGTATCAAATTTTGAGTCTTAAAATGAAACTCTAAATGCGGGAAAATTCTATTTCTTTTTTGATAAACTGTCTTTACTGATATGTCAAGTCTTTCAGCTATTTTCTCATAATCAACTTTATCTTTTTTAAAATGATTATCTAAAAATCCTACTTGGATTAAATCATAGTCTTCATGTTCTTTTACCATATCTAAAGCACTATCTATCCGAAATATCATTGCCTCATATAACCCAATGTCCTTAGATATTATAGCTTTCAAGTCTTCCATTCTCTCTATATCAGATTTTACTTCTACAAAACCACTTCCAGAAATTTTTTCTAAGCTATAACTTTTTAATAAAACTGGATTATTGAAATATTCCAAATCTTTTTTTATTCTGTTTTTGTATTTATTATAACTGATTAACACTGTTTCTATTGCTTTAAAAATAATTTTTTGCTCTTGTGTAGCCAATATGTATCCCCCCTTTATACACTTTTCCATAAAAAATATCCTGCTATTTGCACAACAAATCCTAGAAATATGTAGAAGTTAATTCTATCTGCATCTTTTTTAGTTTTATTATCATTCATTGCATATTTTATCCCAAATAGCCCTATAACTCCAAAATGAAACATGAAAATAATTATTATTACTCTCACATAAATTTCCATCATCTCACCTCTGTTATTATATTTCCTAAGATTTCTAGCTTCATACCTTCTGAAGCATACACCTCTTGCATATACTTAGAAAATTCAATTTTCTTTGCTTCTAATTCATCATCAGTCATACATTTTTCTTTAAAAATGCGGCTATTTATTATCCTTACTTGATTCCCATCTTTTACTCTTAACTCTTGTAAATATTCAATCATCAATTCCACTCCTTCCCAATTCTCTGCATATTCTTTTGCCACTTTTCCCAGTAGCAGTTTAATATGTCATCTTTTGTATATCCCTTATTAGCTGAAATAATTATTAAATTTTGAAGTATTTGAAAATCATTTCCATAAAGAGCACTCATAATTAAATTTTCTATATTAGGCTGGTAAATTAATTTTAAATTTGTTCTATCATCAAATAATTTTGTAATTTCATTTTTTATTTCAACAAAATTATCAGATATTTCTAATTTAAAATTAATCATTTGTGCTAGAAAAAACCAAATATCAGTAAATTCTTCTAATTCTTTTTCTTTGTCGTAAGGCTTAGTTTTCCAAGTCTTATGACTTTCAGGGGTTTCTTCGTTGAACTCTATTACTTCTGCTATTAAAGATAATTTAATATCTTTAAGCGTTCTTTCTCTAACATTATTCAAGTTTTTATCTAAATGCTTTTGAAGATTTAATATATCTCCAAAATTTTCAGGCTTTTTATATTCCATTATCTCACTTCCTCAATTATCCCTTAGTAGTATAAGTAAAAACATTAACAATAAAAACATAATTATTTTTTCTAATAACATCTTATCCTCCTATTTTGTTATTTCTAACTTTACTCCAAAAATCTTTATATTCTTTAGATNCTCATTATCTAAATCATTTCCATAGTCCTGAGTTTTCTCAACTCTTGAATTGTTTATATAAAAATATATTCCTTTAAATTTTCTCATTGGATCCCTCCTCGAAATAATAGCTAAAACTAAAGCATCAAATAATCCTTTATCATCAGCATGCACCAGCTTCCTCCAATCTGATGACACTATCATCAATTTCTCTCAACCACATAGTTTTAAAATCTTCAAAAGCCTTAACTACATCAGTTATCATAGATTTTAAAACTACTCCTATCATATTTTTTTTATGTGAGTTAACAGTTCCAAACATCATAATTACAAGAAACATAGTCCTAAGAAGTTCTAAATTATCTCCAGTTTCTTTATGCTCACAAGCGGTAAACACTTCATCTAAGATCTTGATAACATCTTTTTCAACACGATAATTAATCTGACTTTTAAATCTATCTACAATCTTATCTGATGCTTTTATAGTTCTTGTCAAAATAGCTTTATAATATCTATTTAGAACCATACCATCTTTATCCCAAAGTTCTCTATTGATTTTTAAGTATTTGTTTACAAGATAAATTAATGTAATACCTTGCATATCTCCATCTTTGTGTACAACTCTTATTTTTCTCATGTGCATCACTTCTTATTTGCTTCTTTAACTTTCTTAATTCTAACTTTCAAACTCTCAACAAGTGCATCTTGTACATCTCCTTTATTTTGTAAAGCTTCCATTACATCTTCATCTCTAGTCTCTTTACAAACCAAATGATGGATTATTACCTTTTCTGTCTGCCCTTGTCTGTGTAGTCTTTTGTTAGCTTGCTGATATAATTCCAAACTCCAGTTAAGCCCAAACCATATCACATGATTGCCTCCAGCTTGTAGGTTAAGCCCATAAGCAGCACTTGCTGGGTGGGCTAGTAGTATATCAATTTCTCCTTTATTCCAATCTTGTTGATCTTGTGGAGTTTTCAAAAGTCTTATTCTTAACTTCGAGTCTTTCAAAGTTTCAATTATTCTGTCTTTGTCGTGTTGGAAATTATAGAATACTAATGCAGGTTTCCCATTTAACTGTTCTATCAGCTCTAAAAATCTCTCAATCTTACAGTCATGGACTTCAAAGACTTTCCTATTCTCATCATAGATAGCTCCATTCGCTAACTGAAGTAACTTGTTAGAAAGTGCCGCTGCATTTGCAACTGTAATTTCAGTGTCTTCAAGTTCAAGTATGGCTTTTTTCTCAAGCTCATCATAAGACTTCTTAGCCTTGCTATCTAAAACTACAGGTACTTGTTCATAGATTATGTCAGGGAGCTCTAGGTAATCTTCTGCTTTCATAGAGATACAAATGTCAGATATCTTTTCATATATGGCTTCATTGGATCCTTCTTTGGCATCATAATTAAAAATTACTGTTCTGTTTCTTTGCCCTGGTTCAAAATATCTTTCTCTAAATTTCCCGATAGTCTTTTCTAACCTTTCTCCTTGATCCAATAGATATAGTTGAGCCCATAAGTCAATCAACCCATTAGGTGCAGGTGTACCTGTAAGTCCAACAATTCTGTTTATTTTATTTCTAATAACTTTCAAACTTTTGAACCTTTTTGATTGATGATTTTTAAAGCTAGACCACTCATCAAGTACCACCATGTCAAATGGCCATGCATTTTTATAGTAATCGACTAGCCAGGTAACATTCTCTCTATTTATCACATAAATATCTGCTGTTTTTGCAAGTGCCTTTATACGCTTCTGTAGCCCCCCTAAAACAAGAGATGTTTTTAGTATAGATAAATGATCCCATTTTGCTATCTCATCTGTCCAGGTAGCCTCTGCGACTTTTTTTGGGGCTATTATTAATACCTTTCCAACTTCAAATCTATTAAATTTTAAATCTGCTATTGCAGATAAAGTTATTATGGTTTTTCCTAACCTAAGCCCATATCCAACATAAGCCCTAACTTATCGTCTGATATCATTCTATCAATGCAGTATTTTTGGTATTCATGCGGTATAAACTTCATTCGGCATCACCTCCTCTATAAACTCGTCCACTTCTTTGATAGATGCTATAACTCTTGCATCACAATTTAAGTTTTTAAGTTTATTTATAAAATTTCTCTGTAAAGGAGACAGTTCTTCTCTTTTACCCTCTGCTTTTAGCTCCACAAAATAGATATCTCCTCCAGGAACTATAACTATTCTGTCAGGTACTCCTGCATTTCCTGGAGAAGTCCACTTCATACACAAGCCTTTTTTATTTTTTACACTTTTAACTAAATATGCTTCAATTTCACTCTCACTTTTTTTCATGAATTTTCTCCAATCTCAAATGTAACATTCTCATCCTTTTTTCCTTATAGATATATATGAAATATAGAATTTATAGATTTTATAGAGTATATTTACCCTTTAATTCTTTATTTCTTTATACTCATATATAAAAGAATGTTACTTTGTTTAATATTAATAATAAAACTAATAATTCCAATACTTTTTCGGTAAACATTCTTAGTAACATTCTCGGTAACAACAAAAAAGAATGTTACCTTTTGATTTTTGAGAATGTTACCTTTTTGAGAATGTTTACCCTAGAATGTTACCTTTTTGTTAGTAAGGATTTTTCCTTTTATACCCCCTTTGAACACCGTATTTTCCAAATTTAGAAGTCGCTTTCATTTTTTCCCATTCCTTTAGAGATGCTAAGACTTTATTAATCTCAATACTATCGCTTTTTTTCATGAATCTAATACTGTTTTTCAATGCTTCTTCCCAAATTTCAGCGGCACAAACCTTATCTCTTAATATTAATTCACTCTCATCATATTGTAGAATTGTAGAATCGTATTCATCTAAAAAAGTCCTTTTTGCAAAAGCATCCATAGAGCTCCAATTTTTTGGTATTTTCTTATCTAAATAATCTAATATAATTCCTTTAAATACGTTATCTTCAGAATGTGCTTCTTGCTCTTTTACCGCTAATTCTAAAGCTTCTTTTGATAGAACTAAATTATAAGATTTATCTTTTGCAAGTTCACAAGCCTCAGCCCATATCTGATCTAACTCATCTTTCAAATCATCAAAGATAGATTTTTTTGGTTTATGAATAAAACAATCTATTGGCCAAAATCTTCTATTCCCTGTTTCATCTCTTAAGAAGTTAGTGTCGTTTGCAGTTCCAAAGAATGCACATCTTCTTGGATATTTTTGGGCTCTACGCCCATACGATGCTCTAAAGACATCATCTGTTCTACTTAAAAAGTTTTTAACCAGGTTCATTTCAGATTTTCTTAAAGAACTAAGTTCTCCCATTTCTAAGATCCAGCTCCCTTGGATTAACTCACAAGCATCTTTACCTTCCACATTAACCAAACTATCGTTATACCACTCCATTCCTAATATTTTTAAAAATGTACTCTTACCTACGCCTTGCGGACCTATTAAGATAGGCATGTTATCCCATTTAATTCCACCATAAATAGCTCTTTTAGCTGCAGCTACTAATGATTTTTCTGAAACTTCTCTAGTGTATACATTATCTTCACAGCCTAGGTAATCTATAAATAAAGTTTCTAGTCTTTTTTCTCCATCCCATTGTGTAGATTGAATTCTAGTAGCAACCTTATTTTCTGAATTTTCTTCTGCAATCAGATTAACTCCATCTATAATTTTATTTGTAGACGTGATACCATAAGTACTCTCTAAATACCATCTAAGACCCGCATCGTCTGTATCAGTCCATAATCTATCATCAGCTTCAAATTTTCTATCCCAAGGTACATCTTTTCTTACAAGTATTCTTGAAGAGAAAATATCCTTGAAAATTTTAAACTTTAATTCTCTATCTTTTCTTAAAATCAGCATTATATTAGCAAGAGAATTAAGTACTTTAGAACTATCTTTAGCATTATATACAAGTTCTGCTGTCCAAGAATCATCTTCTTCAACTAATACACCATCAACGGCATCTACATCAGGATTATTAGAGACTGAGAACTCAGCTATTGCTTTTTGCCTTCTCTCATTAAGTAAATCTGAATTAACAGGAGTCTTAGCGAATACCCATTCTTTCATGGCTAGCCAAGAAGGTAGCTTGGCCACAGGAGTTTTAATATCTGCTTGGATATCCAAATGACCGAATTTATGTAGTCTTACTAAGTCAAAAGCATTTACTAATTTTTGCCTACAAGGGTCAGTGGCATGATGTGAGTATAAGAAAAGTCCATCTTGATACACAATAGCTCCAGCAGTAGTACTTCCGCCCACAAAGGTTAATCTATCAGATATATCGCAGGGTTCATATACTCCAGGTAAAAACTCATCTATTGCTTGGTAAATGTTGAACCTTCTACAGAATGCCCCTACCATCCCCTCTTTTTCTAGTGGGTTTTCTTGTTGCTTCAGCAAAGTTAAATGATGTTTTTGAGCATCTGGAACTTCTGGCCATGTTGTTACATCTCTCCAATCAGCATACATATTAAGGACTGCCTTACCATCTAGCATAGGCTTGTCAGCATAGGTAAAAACATAATCACTATCAGTAGAATGGCTTGGCCAATACATTAATCTAACAGCTTGAAAGGTAGTAGGATCACAATAACGTAATCCTATAGACTCTGCTACCTTTCTTGCTATCGGTTCATACTCATCAGCAGATACATCTTCAGCTAAGGGTAAAATAACTCTAATTCTAGGTTTAGTAGTTTGGTGCTTACGAGTGCTGTACACTGCATAAGCACACCCTAAACTATTAAGAGTTTTTATAATCTTAGTGTCATCTTCATAGGCTAAGTTATCTAAGTCAAGAGTAATTAAACTTCTGCTTTCGACAGCTTCACTTCTTCTAAGATTACCTTTTAATTTTCCACCAACAAAGCCACCAACATCCTTAATATCATCTTGCTTAGCTTTAGAATAAGATAAGAACTCATCTAGTGTTTCAGCTGTTATTTTAGGTTTTCCTAATCTTTCTACAAATTCAGACCAGGTAATTTCAGTTGTTACCCATTGCTTAGAGTGTCTGTTATTTGCTTCAGATATTATTAATTTTCTCGAGTTCTCCATCTGCTATCTCCTTTTATCCAAGTTCTATTATTTTATTTACACAATTAATTGCATCAGGAATTTTTAGAGCGATTATATTTCTAAAAGTTTCATTCATTAGTAAAGCTTTTTTAGTCGGCATTTCTCCACAAATTCCAAATATTATAGTTGTCCAGTCTGTATCTAATTTATTTGCGATGCTGTCTAAAGTATTTTCGTTATCATATTCATCTGCTTCATTCCCTTTTTCTATCCAAGACAGGTATTCAACTGCCTTGTTGTAATCCTCTTTCCCATTCTTTTTTTCAGCACGAACCAGGTATTTAATCACATTCCATATTCTAGTTCCTAAAGGGTTAGGCATATCTCTAACAATAACATCAGATAAGTCTTTACATTCAAAATTACAACCTGGTATCATATAATGCTTTGGTGAATGTACGTTATCAACTGCTAACTCTATATCTTTTTCAAAGTCCTTTTTTAAATCTCTATCTGGAGTTTCTCCAATAGCAACTAGTATTTTCTTTTCAAGAGTAGGACTCTCTACATTAAGTCTTCCATTTTCTAAATGTGATAAAAAGCCTTGTGTAACTCCTATTTTTGTAGCAAATTCTGTTTGTGATATTTTATTTTCATCTCTAAATTTTTTAATTTTTCTTCCTATATGCATAATTTCCTCCTAATCTTTCATATAATAGCTACCAGTAAATCCAGCAGCATTTAATATAAGCCCCTTGGCCCAACTAATTTCTTCTGTCATAGTTTTTATAACTTCTTCTAACTCTACAGACTTTGGAACATCTAGTATTATCTCGTCATGCACGTGGAACACTATTGGCCAACCTTTATCTTTTACTCTTAGCAAAGTTTCTGCTAAGCAGTCTCTTGCGATAGCTTGTACGATGTTTTCCGTTAATTTACCGCCATAAGTTGGGATAACTTCCCACTTCTTAGATGTTTGATTAATACCCATATAATGCATCTGCATTTGGCCAAATTGATTTTCTTTTAAGAATGGCTTTGGATAGAAAAGTTTTCTGCCACTTGGTAATTCTATTGTGAAAAAGTCTTGGCCATAAATAAAATCGTACTCTTTAGCTAACTTTACACATTTGACTATCTGTGGTTCTCCTGTCTCTAATACTTCAACAGAGGCATTCTCTAATGCATACCACAACTCCACAATTCTTTTTGATGATTTTCTCCATCTGTCTACAATGTCTTTCATTTCTTCATCAGTCAGTCCCATATCAGCTGCACCCATAGCAGTTAAGGCTCCAACACTACCTTGATATCCCAGAGCAAGTTCGGCAACTTTTCCTTTAGCTCTTAGATGATAGTTTTCTTCACCTTTTGCTATAGTATTTATTGGCACTCCAAACATTTGAGATGCAGATGCCTCATAGATTTTTCCATGAGTTTTAAATACTTCCATTCTCCACTCTTCTCCAGCAAGCCACGCTATAACTCTTGCCTCTATTGCTGAGAAGTCTGATACCACAAAGTGATTACCTTCAGAGGGGATAAATGCTGTTCTTATTAACTGAGATAAGGTATCAGGTATGTTTCCATAAAGCATTTCTAATAGTTCTCCATCACCTTTTTTAATAACATCTCTAGCTACATCTAAAGTTTCTATATAGTTACGTGGCAAGTTCTGAACTTGAACTAATCTTCCTGCATATCTTCCTGTTCTGTTAGCTCCATAAAATTGTAAGAGACCTCTAACTCTTTCATCTTTACACATAGCTTCGTCCATAGCTTTATACTTCTTAACAGATGTCTTAGAAAGTTCTTGCCTTATTTCCAAAACTCTTTTTGCTTTTCCATCATCTAGAGTATCTATCATTTTTCCTACTGTAGCTTTTTGCAAATTCTCAACTTCTTCTCCAGCTTCTTCTAACCAATTTAGTAACTGACTTGTAGAATTGGGGTTGTCTAACTTTGTTATATCTCTTGCTTCTTCTAGTAAATTAGCCCTGGATAATGCATCTATATACAGAGCACCATTGACTAATTCACTATCAACTCTTACTCCGTATGCATTCATGAATGTATCTAACACCCAAAGCTTCCACTCTCTTTCAGGGACAGGAAAGGCACTTAATCTTCTACCTATCTCCATTTCAGTAACTACGTCTTGTATACAGTATTCTTTAAACAACTCCCATTTCTCTGGAGCATGTTGAGGTAGATTTCTAGTTCTGTTCCCGTTACTTTTAGTAGGGTTACAAGGTATACAGAAATATCTGATAAGAGCACTACCTGTTGTTAGCTTTTTCTTATCTTGAGGTAATCCCATTGCATTACCCATTGCGGCAAGACCAGCCGTATATCCACAATAAAGACCATGTACCATAGTACAATGCCATTGTTCCAAAGGAGTTTCTATTCCAGCCATGTTCAAACACCACCATTCAAAGACAGCATTGTATGCATACTTAATACAAGTTTCATCTTTTAAAAGAGCTAATACTTCTTCAGGAATAGATTCACCTTGTGCAAGGTCTACTATTTTTACATCTTGGCCATCAATAGAATAAGCGAATAGAAGTATCTGAAAATCATCACTCATTGCATACTTATAAGCACCTGATTTTCCTATGTCTACAGAGCTAAATGTTTCTATATCTATATTTAAAGTTCTCATAATCGCTCCTTTTTGAAAGTGAAAGGCAGTTCTCACACTGCCTTCCCTATAAGTTTTTTATAGAATTGGTTCTCCAGTAACTGGATCTATTTCAACCTCATCAAATTCATTTTCTGCTTTAATTCCTACAGCTGATAAAGGCTCTCCATCCATTAGCTTTTGTACATTACCTAGACCACAACCTATTCCTTTTTTACCACTTACTGCATAAGGGAAAAAGTTCACTGATACTCTCGCATAAATTCCTGAGTATATTTCAGATTGATTTAAAATTGGTTGAGCTCTTACATCAACTATTCCAGGTTGATAATCAATTTTTGCACTTGCTGTAAATACCCAATGCCCTTTACATTCTTCTCCAAACTCTTGTCCATCTGAAGGTCTTATTCCATCTCCATCATATATTGGTATAGTTGGTTTTGGGGGTTTTACTCCATTCCAAACAGTGCTGACCCCTTTTTCTATTGCAGCATTTATAGCAGCATCTAATTTTGCCTTTGTTTGTACATCAGTTTTTGGAACTAGAATTGTACAACTGTACTTTTCTTCTTGCCCTTTTTCTGCTGCATAAGGTTTAAATAAATGCACATAACTTAATCTTACTTTCCCTGTCATTACTCTAGTATCATTTGCCATAAAAAATCACTTCTCCTTTATTTTATAAATTATTAATATCATCAACTGCACTAAATTCATCTTCTGCCTTTATCTTGTTTGTTATAGCTTCTCTTTTATCTGAAGCTTCTACAAGAGTTGGCTTCCCTACATTCATAACTATTAAATCTCCAACTAGATTATTAAAATCTTTTTTACCTATTACTTTTTCCATCTGAGCTAATGTTAAGTACTTTCTTTCATACAGCAGTTCTTCTGCGATTCCATTTTCTTTAAGTACTTTTATAGCATCATCTGTATTTTTAAAACTTCTACTACCTCTACCATTAACAGCCTTCCAACCAGGAACATTATTTCCTTTTAAACTTTCTGCTAATGCATACTCTTTTAAATCTTCTGCCCATTTAGCTAAGTCTTGAGCCTTCTCCAGTATTTCTCCAATTTCTTCTAAAGATAATTGGTCTGCAGCTTTAAACTCGTACTTAGCAAGTTCTAAATTAGCTTTAGCTCTCTCTTTACAGATAGATTTAGCTTTACAAAATTTACAGTGTTCTCCACACTCAAAATCACCCTCACCATTTAAAGCCATTACAGCTTTTTCTTGTGCTTTCTTAGCAAAGGTTAGTAAATAATCGAGACTACATTCCCAAGTACAAATATTGTTTAATCTTGGCTGTACGATTGACATTTTAATGTGCTCTATAGGAAATATCATTTCGTAAGCGAGATAAGCCCCTAATGCATACAGAAGTAACTGAGCATTGTTTTCAACACTTACAGGAACACCTTTTCCATACTTAAAATCTATGATGTGTAAAGTATCATTAGAGATTAAGATACAGTCAGCAGTCCCAAATCCACCAGGAACATATTGCGAGAAATCTACTTTTTGTTCAACAGAAATATGTGGAGTAGTTTCATAGCTGTACATCTGTTCTTGTATAAACTCTACATACTCATCTGTGTAACCTTGCATTTCTTCTTGGTACAACTCTTTGTCTTTTAATTTCTTCATAGCAGAGGTAAATTTCCTAGAGGTTAATCCAGGATCTATTAACTTTTTCACTTTTAACTCTGCTATTTCGTGTGCTAGGCTTCCTTCTTTTGCATATTCACTTTCTACATCTTCAAATTGCTCACAGAGTCTTACAGAAGGTGGACAAGCCATCCACCTTGATGCACTAGAAGGTCCTAATAGTGCATGTGCCATTAAATATCAACTCCTAAATTTTTAAGTTCTTGAACAAAAGCTCCATAACTTTCTTGAGGCAGAACAGTTATAGCTTTAACTCCAAATTTACCTAACAAATCTTTCATAGCTTTTCTGTTATTTTCAATGTCTTTTGCTACCCAAGCTGCTGCTATTCTTTGTAAATCATCTGCAGTATACTCAGCTGTCTTAGTTGGTAAAGGAGTTGCTACAGCTACAGGTGCTTCTTCTTTTTTAGCTGGTGCTACTGGTAGTTTTTGAGTTGGAGCATCTTCTACCTGTTTAACAGGTTCTTTTTTCTCTTCTGTTTTAGCAGAAGCATTAGCTATTGCCCTTTTAATTTCTTTTTGTGTATTGTTTATTACCTCAGTATAGTTAGCTTCTATGAACTCTCTTATTTCCTTTTTAACTTCTTCAACACTTCCTGTAAATTCTACTTTTACCATTTTTATATCCTCCTATTTGCATTTTTTATTAATTTGTTGTAATATATAATCAAAAATTGGTTTGTTGTCTGTTGATGATGTGGTAGTCGCAACAGACTTTTTATTTATTCTCAGCATACTGAACACCTCCTTCACACAGCATAGTTCCAAAGTTCTTTAATATCCATAGTTAGAGATTCACCTGTCACAATGTTTGATAGAACCGCAATATCTCCATCTTCTAAAACTAGTTCATAGTAACTGTTATCTATTAAAAACATTTAACCATCTCCTTAACTTCTTAATGCTAGGGGCATGATTATGTAATCTGTATTGTCCTTGCTAAATTTAACAGCACTTCTGTTATTTTTTCCTAAAGCAATATTAAATTTACAGTTCTTAATCCATTTAAACCACAGATCTACATATTTAAAATTTAAAGCTGTTTTTAAACTAGCTTTTGTATTATCTAATTCCAGGATCTCTAAAAATAATTTAGATTCATCATTTGGATAAGCTTCAACGGATACATTCCCATTTTCAAAGTTAAAAAATCTAGTAAAATACTCTGCCCCACTTACAGTCTTTAACATCTTCCAGACTATATTTTCAGTAAAATCAATAGTAGGATATGCCTGAGAATAACTCTCATACTCTAAGTCTTCAACCACCTTCGATATATTGGGGACTTTTATATCTTTTAGAGGCTCATATTCAGTTACTTCCATTTCTATCTGAACTGCGATTTTTCCATCTTTAAGTACTGCTATAGATGTTGCCTTTTTTAAGTCATCTAGTATGTCATATATACGGATAATATCTGACCCTGGTAACTCTTCATGTGAGTCTTTTACTGTTACGAGTCTATATGTATCAGTAAATCCAGCATACTTTCCAGCAACTATCAGTCCTTTAAGTTCTCCAGACTTTGCAATACTTGCAAAATGATTTAAAATTTTTATATCATCTTTCCTTAAAACTAGAACTTGCTTTC